GAGAATAACCAGCAGTAGTTGCAAACCCTGAAGTTATTCCATAACCAGATTGATAAGAGTATGAAGCAGTAGTTGCAAAACCAGCAGTAATACCATAACCAGACTGATGAGCATAAGAAGCAGTAGTCGCAAAACCTGAAGTTATTCCATAACCAGATTGATAAGCATAAGAAGCAGTTGTTGCAAATCCTGAAGTAATTGCATATCCTGCTTGATGAGAATATGCTGCTGTAGTAGCAAATCCAGCTGTAATACCATAACCAGACTGATGAGCATAAGAAGCAGTAGTTGCTAAACCTGAAGTATTAGAACTTCCAGAAGTAATTGCATATCCTGCTTGATGTGAATAACCTGATGTAGTTGCAAAACCTGAGGTAACCCCATAACCAGATTGATAAGCATAATTAGCAGTATTAGCAAATCCTGAAGTTATTCCATATCCTGATTCATAAGAATATGAAGCTGTTGTTGCAAATCCTGATGTTATTCCGTAGCCAGATTGATATGCATAATTAGCTGTGGTTGCAAATCCTGAAGTAATTGCATACCCTGCTTGATAAGCATAACCAGCAGTAGTAGCAAATCCTGAAGTATTGGAACTTCCTGAAGTAACTGCATATCCTGCTTGATGAGAATATGCTGCTGTAGTAGCAAATCCAGCTGTGATACCATAACCGGACTGATGAGCATAAGAAGCAGTTGTTGCGAATCCAGAAGTGATTGCATACCCAGACTGATGGGCATATGAAGCTGTTAAAGCAAATCCAGCGGTTGTTGCCGTCCCTGTAAGATCTCCAATTATTGCAGATGTAAAGGTTTTTTGTCCAGCAAATGTTTGGTTTGATGTAGAAACTAAACCAGTTGCTCCAGATCCTGCAATTGGAATATTGAATGTATGTGTTTCACCAAAAGAAGAAATATTTGGAAAATCACCAGAGTAACCAAATGAAAAATATTGGCTTGTAGCAGTTAATGAATTAAGAGTCGTTATTCCAGTTGATGCAGTTGATCTCCAGGTTATTCCAAAAGCTGCTGTGCTATCAGCTGTAAGAACTAAACTATTAGAGCCAACAGGAAGGGGATATAATGAAGTTCCAGCACCAACTAAAATATCACCAAGATTATAAGAAGTATTACCAGTTCCTCCACCTTGAACATTTAAGATATAAAATGTTTTCCAGCTAGTGCCGTCAAATCTCCAAGATTTTCCATTTGCTGAATAAATCTGATTTGTTGATGGTGATGGGGGGAAATTAAGTGCTGCCATTATTTATCCGAATTTTTGGAGGTGCTTATTAAATATTCTGCGTAGTTCATATATTTTATTTCTTCAAGAGTAAGCTAAATCTAAATCGCAAAGGTAATTTGTTCCATCATAATAAATTTTTATCATATCTATGGCATTTGAAGATGTAGATAAAGTTTTATTACCACCTTTGAATTTTAGAGATGCATTTGGTGTTAAAGTGTGATTTCCGGAAGCATTTTGTCTAACAATTAATTTTAGGGAAGAGCCAGATTGCATATTTATTGGTACATTCAAAGAAAGCCCGCCATTTAAAATTATTTTTTGTATACTTCCATCATTCCAATTAGGTGTAATAGAACCAGAAGATGTACCATAATCATATACAGTTTCTAGATATCCATAACTTGCTAAAAAGTAAGAAGCTGATATTACTGTAGTTGAACCAGCAGACCCCTGTGAAGGTCCATTGCCAATTTCAACCCATTGTGAAGTACTGTCAACATCTACAAAATAAACACTTAAAGAACCATCTATAGAGTTCCACCAAAGGTCACCAGTTATAGCAGGTAATGGAGCAGTTTCAGAAACATTGACATTAGAAACATAAGTCCAGCCCAATCCACTTGCAAAAGCAGAATTAGCTTGCAAAATATAGCCATTTGATCCTGATGGCAAATTAATTATTGATGTTCCAGCACCTACTAGCAAATCACCAAGGCTATAAGAAGTTTTTCCAGTACCACCATAAATACTTAGTAATGGTTCATTTGGTAAAGAAAGGCTTCCATAAATTGTAACGCCATTTCCTGAAATTAAACCATTTTGAAATGTTTTTACACCACCAAAGGTTTGAGCAAATCCTGAAACCAGACCTGTAATTCCAACTCCAGCAACTGGAATATTGAATGTATGTCCATTACCAGCTGAAGAGATATTGAATGTATTTCCATTAAATCCAGCATACAAAAACTGAGAAGAAGCACCAAGACCATTTATTTGAGTGATTCCAATTCCAATATTGTTGGGAGGATCCACGCCACCAAATGCACTGTTGATTTCAACCCATTGTGAGGTATCTACATCAACATAGTAAATATTTAATGCGCCGTTTTCAGAATTGTACCAAAGGTCTCCAGCATTTGAGGAATATGGGGGTGGAGTTTCTGCAATGTAAACTGAGGTGCCAACACCAGTACCACCACCACCAGAGTTAGCTATCCATCTTAAACCAGAAGGAGTACTATTATCTGCAGCTAGTATAAAGTTGTCTGACCCAACTGAAAGCTTTACAAATGTGTTGCCAGAACCAACTAAAATATCACCTTTAGTATATGAATTGTATCCTGTACCACCATAAAAACCTGTAATTAAACTACCAGCCCAGGATCCAGATGTTATTACTCCGTTATTTGCAACGATGCCAGAAATACTAGATGGAAGTGTGCTGGTAACAAATAAACTTCCACCTATGCCTACTCCACCTGAAACAACTAAAGCGCCAGTAGAGGTTGAAGTGGAAACTGTGCTTGAGGAAAATATGGTATCGCTAGTAAAAGTTTTTGAACCATCGATAGTTTGTGCTATTCCGGTAATTAAACCAGTAAAGCCAATACCAGCGATAGGTATATTAAATGTATGAGTTGAGCCAGAAGAAGATATGTTAAATCCAACACCAGAAATTCCTGTTGCAAAATATTGCTGACTGGAAGTTAAGTTATTGAGCGAAGAAATTCCCGACCCGCCACCGCCTGTATTAGGGATCCAACTCAATCCAGATGAAGTGGATGAATCAACAGAAAGAATATAACTATTGGTGCCTACAGGAAATGGAATAATTGTGGAACCAGCGCCAACAATTAAGTCTCCTAAATTATAAGAAGTAAAGCCTAAACCACCACTTGATGCTGGAATAATGCCTTTTGGACCAATATATCTCCAGCCGACAATCTTGAATGGGCCGCTTGTTGAAATTAGTGTGCTGATACTTGTAGTATCATTATTGAAAACTAAAATTCCAGTTTGATAATCAAAAAGCCAGTTTGAGTTATCAGATTTTGTAATTAGATTATTATTTCTGTCAAAAACTTTGATTTCATAACCAGCGCCGGGAACTGTACCAAAAGCATCATACTTATCAGAAACCCAATCACCTAATCTTTGAGCTTCTGAAGCTTGTGTCCCATCATTAGCTGCAGTTGTATTTGCCCACCCTGATGTCGCAAACCAAGTTAGATTTCCAGGAACAGATGTATCAACAGCAAGAGTTTGCCCAAATGCCGCTGTAGGTCCGTAATAAAATAAATTTCCAGAAACTCCATAACCAGCATATCCTGTGCCGGGTATTAGGCCCGTTTTGATGTCTGGCAAATAAAGCTCAAGTGTTGATGCGCCTTTTTCTTCTGGCAGACCTTTACCAACGCTAGTGGTAACTCTTTTATTACTTAGCTTCTTAAAACTTGTATCTGTTTGTGTCCAGGGCATATTATGAACTCGTTATACTTGTCATACTGTAAGTATTGTTTCTAAAAATAACTACAGCTCTATATCTAGCGGAATTCCCAGCGCCTGATACACCTGTAGTCTTAACTCCTATTGACCAACCTAATGCGCCGCCTGAAGCAGATGTTTTTGCTGAAATTGCAGCAGATCTAGTAGATCCATTGTTAGAATTTGAGCCTTGTAATACTCCTAAATCAAACCACAAAGCGTCTCCATCTAAATAAAGTAAAACATTTATGTTTCCTGTCCCATAAGGTGCTATATTTGAAGCTGTAAAACCTCCGAATGTCAAAGTTCCAGTACTTGCTGATGTTTTGTAAAAATATCTCTGATATTCTTGATCACCAGAGAAAGTGTGTGTACCGCCCCATTGAGTATCATAATCAGATGCTAATGGATATTGTAATGTGCCAGATCTTACTTGAGCATTACCGCTTGCCATTTCCAAAGTTGAAGTGAATGCTATTCCTGATCCTATAACCAATCTTCTTGCCTCATCTTGGAAACCATCAAATGTGTCTGTAGAAGTTGTCCCATAAGTATTAATTGCTTTAGCTATTGTTGCATTAGAAGCTGCTGTTGTTCCGTGAGCTTTGTAAATTGTTGTTGTTAAGTATTTATTGAAAGAAGACTGGTTTGCTACAGACAATGATACTCTAACGTGATTAGAGCCTGATTTATCTAATTCGTCAGTAAATAAAGGTGGACTTGCTGGTAAACCTGTTGCAGTATTTAAACCAGTAGCTGAAATTGCATAAACTTGTGTTACATTATATGCACAACTATAAATACCAGCTGCACC